TGGGCAGTAAACAAAGCCAATGGCGAGTTCAAATATGTACCTGCAACTGGTATGGACAACAAGAAAGAACTTGATAAAATCAAACAAACAGTAGAGACTGTAAATGATAACGAGTTCAAACGTTGCTTCAAGGCTGTACCTGAAACATACAGAGGTAAGCCTAGTGGTAACATGGTGTTGAATGACAACTGTAAGTTCTGTGACTACCGCTTTGAATGTTGGCCTACTCTGCAAGAGTTACCATCAAAGGTGTCACAAGCTAAAGAACCTAAGACAGTTGGATATATAGAAGTGAAGGAGTATTAAATGTTAGACACAAATGAAATAGAACAACTACAAGAGGAGATTAAACTTCTTGAGGAACAGTTACGTGATCGTAAACGTGAGTTAAATCAGAAACGATATGCAGGTCTACGTGCAGCAATGGAAGCACGTAAGGATGCAGACCAACTCTTAAATGAAGAACTACGAGCGTTGGGTGTACGTCGAATTAACTGGCAACCCTTGTTCTAATGAAACGTTTTAGCGCAGCAATGAAGCACGGGTATCGTAGCGGCCTTGAGGTCAAGGTGACTGAGTACTTGAAGGAAAATAAAATTCCTGTAAAGTATGAGGCGATCAAGATCGAATGGGAAGACCTGATGTACCGCACATACACCCCTGACTTCGTGCTGCCTAATGGCATCATAGTAGAAACGAAGGGGCGGTTCACATCAGATGATCGTAGGAAACATAAGCTAATCAAGCATCAACATCCTGACCTTGACATACGGTTTGTATTTACAAATAGTAATGCTAAACTGAGCAAGGGGGCAAAGACAACCTACGGCATCTGGTGTGAACGTAATAAGTTTTTATACGCAGATCGTTATCCACCACTGGAATGGCTTAAAGAGAAAGGTAAAGATACACATCCAGAACTAATAGAGTTCCCATTAGAAAAAATAAAAAGGAGTTAATATGAGTAAAGAACAAGAAAAAATATTCGTAGACTTTGAGCCAAATGATTTCATCATTCGTATCTCACCTGTGCTAGATGACAATGATGATTGGACAGGGGAGTTAACAGTCGGATACCTTACACTAGATGAAAACTATTTAAGTGAAGAAGACTACACACATGTAGACATGGTAACTAACTTAACACTTTCTGCTATTCCATTAATGGAACAGGATGTAGAGGTACGTAATAAACTTTACAAGTACACTACATCTGTGTTAGAAAAAGAAGGTAAGCCTGTTGTTGAAGCAGAAGACGATAGCAACGTAATTAAACTACGATTCAATTAAGGAGATTGATATGGCAGACAATGTAAACCAACCACCGCACTATAACCAAGCTGGCATTGAGTGCATTGATGCCATTGAAGCTGCAACTGGGGATGGCTTTGAATATTACCTACAGGGTAACATACTTAAATATATGTGGCGTTATCGCTACAAGAATAAAACTGAAGACCTTAAAAAGGCTCAGTGGTATTTGAATAAATTAATTGAGGTAAAAGATGATAGTCAAAGTATTCTTGACTTTGGAGATTGATGAAGATGATTACCCTGTTCCTGTTGATGGCCACATTGAGGAAGAGGTTGAAGAAACAATGAGAGAAATCGTCTACGACATAGACGGTATAAGCATAAGAACAATAAAAATATTAACGGAGTAGACATGGAAACTTATGGCCCAACATTACGTATCTCAGAAGAGATACACGCAATGAAGTACCGCTCAAAAGGCGAGACATTTAGAGAAGCTATGACACGTGTAGCTGAAGCACTTAAAGATAACGAAGATCATTTTAATAATTTTAGAAACATTCTGTACAACCAACGCTTCCTACCTGCAGGGCGTGTACAGTCAGCAATGGGAGCACCACGGCGTGTGACCCCCTATAACTGTTTTGTATCTATGACTATCGAAGATAGCATGGATGGCATCATGGAAGCTGCTCGTCGTGCAGCAGAGACAATGCGTTTAGGCGGCGGTATTGGTTACGACTTCTCTACGCTACGTCCACGGGGTACACTGATCAAATCACTAGATAGTAAATCATCTGGTCCAGTATCTTTCATGGGTATCTTTGATGCCGTATGTAAGACTATTGCATCAGCAGGTCATCGTCGTGGTGCACAAATGGGCGTTCTACGTGTAGACCATCCAGACATCGAAGAGTTTATTCGTGCTAAGAATAACAGCGACACACTTACACAGTTCAATATCTCTGTGGGTGTGACTGATGAATTTATGATTGCTGTTAAAGATGACTTAGACTTTGACCTACAGTTCGGTGGACGTGTGTATAAAACTGTGAGTGCTCGTGCATTGTGGGATGACATCCTACGTAGTACATGGGATTGGGCAGAACCTGGGATTCTATTCATTGATCGTATTAATAAGAAGAACAACCTGCATTACGTGGAAACTATCTCAGCCACTAACCCATGCGGGGAGCAGCCGTTACCACCAAATGGCGCATGTCTACTAGGTTCGTTCAACCTAACTAAGTACGTGCTTGAGCACGAAGGTAAGTACGTGTTCAACATGAACCAACTACGCAATGACATTCCTCATGTTGTTCGTGCTATGGATAACGTAGTTGATCGGGCTACATATCCATTAGAAGAACAGGAGAAAGAAGCTAAGAGCAAACGCCGTATGGGTCTGGGAGTTACTGGCGTAGCTAATGCTATTGAAGCACTAGGGTTTGAGTATGGCAGTGAACGTTTCCTAAAAACTCTTGAAGAAATTATGGGAGTAATTAGAGATGTTGCATATACTACATCTGTTTCGTTGGCTGTTGAGAAGGGAGCATTTCCTCTATTTAGTCAAGCGTATCTTGGTTCTGATTTTGCTAAGTCTTTACCTGATAATATCCGTGATCTTATTAGCAAGCACGGTATTCGTAACAGTCATCTTCTATCTGTTGCTCCAACAGGAACTATCAGCTTGTCAGCCGACAACGTATCCTCTGGAATCGAGCCTGTCTTCTCCCATTACTACGATAGAACTATCCAAACCTTCGATGGACCCAAGACAGAACGAGTAGAAGACTACGGCTACCGTGTATTTAAAGTGAAGGGTAAGACTGCTGATGAACTGTCTGTGTTCGATCACGTGAGGGTATTGAACGTGGCATCACGCTTTGTTGACTCAGCTTGTTCTAAGACATGTAACGTTGGTGATAATGTATCATGGGAAGACTTTAAGAAAGTTTACATGGATGCTTATGATGGTGGCGCATCTGGCTGCACAACGTTTAGGGCAGCTGGTAAACGCTACGGTATCCTTAATGCCTCAACCTCAGAGGATGTAGCAGAGGAACCACAAGTAGAGGATACACAAGACTTCGTCGAGGAAGGTGGAGCTTGTTACTACGATCCTGCTACTGGGTTGCGCCAGTGTGAGTAGAAACAGAAGGCGGTCCTTAGGGACCGTCCCCTCACCCTGCGTGAAGGTCTGTCGTCTTGATGATGGGTACTGTGTGGGGTGCAGGAGAACTACTGATGAGATCAGAGATTGGATGATCATGTCAGAATACGAGCAGAAGAAACTCTTACATGAGTTGAAATGGAGAGAGCATGAAGTACGTAAAGTCGAACCCAAAGAAGACAACACAAGGCGGCAAGAAGGGTAGCATTAAATATTCTTCAATGAACAAGTCTAAGAAGAGATCGTTCAAGCCTAGTCGAGGGCAAGGTTAATGCTGGAAGTAGAAACAGACTTTCCAACTAAACCTAAGAGAACTAGACGTAAAACAAACTACAAGAACTCAGAGAACAAGAAGGTCTCAGGGATTGTACCAAAGACTGACAAACAGAAAGAGTTACTTGGTCACCTAAAGCAAAGCTCTCAAGTGTTTATCCTTGGGCCAGCTGGCACAGGTAAGACTTATGTAGCAGCGACCTACGCCTCTGATCTGTACACCTTGAAAGAGATAGACAAGATCGTAATTACTAGGCCGCATGTAGCTGTGGGTAAAGACTTAGGATTCCTACCAGGAACCTTAGAAGAAAAGACTTATCCTTGGGCATTGCCTGTCCTCGATGTTCTGACTAAACATTTAGGGAAGGGTGTAGTTGATACCGCCATAAAGAATGGCAACATCGAGATGGCACCTCTTGCTCTCATGCGAGGCAGAAGTTTTGATAACGCATTCATCATCGTGGATGAGACCCAGAACATCACAGCCCACGAACTCAAGATGTTGTTGACTCGTGTGGGAGAAGGCAGTAAGATTGTTCTGAACGGTGATGTTCAGCAATCAGACTTGAAGGAAGCTGACGGTCTGTCAAAGGTAATACACCTCGCTAAGAAGCACATGCTTCCAATACCAATCGTAGAGTTTGGAGTGGAAGACATTATAAGAAGTGACATATGTGCTGAGTGGGTGAAGATATTTATGAAAGAAGGCTTATGATCGAGGTAGCAATTACAGATGAGATGCTTCTAGAAGCTCGTCGCAAAGCAAATGAGATGGGCAAGTTGAAGAACTCTATGATGCAAGGTGAAAGAAATCTTCACGGATTCCTTGGTGAACTAGCAGCACAGAAAGTTATAGGCGGTGAGTTTCATAACACCTACGACTATGACATCATGCTCAACGGTAAGCGCATTGATGTGAAGACTAAGGCTGGTAACTATCCCCCCAAGCCTCACTTCAACTGCACCATCTTTGCTTACAGCAGAAAGCAGCAGTGTGACTTCTTCGTCTTCACCTACATCAAGAAAGACCTGACAAGTGTTTGGGTGCTTGGTGCATATGACAGACTAAAGTTCTTGGATGATGCAGACTTCGTTAAAGCTGG